TTCATGCGGCCCACGTAATTGTAGACCTGAAAGGGAAGGCGGCAAATCAATCAGTGAGGGGGTAAAGGGTTAGGCACATATCGCTGCCTGCTTTGGAATAGGATTTTGAACGCTTATGGTAAAGAACTTTCTGTAGGACAGTTTTGAGCAGATCGTTTTTATCCTGCGGAGTCGCTGCAAGGGGGTAGGCTTCGAGCACATGGCGAACAGCGGGGGCGAGACGGGCGCGTGCTTGCTTGGCACGCGTGATTTCGTCCTGCGCGCGCTGGTTCTCTTCGATGCGGGAAACAATCACTTGTTTATCTGCGGCCAGCGCCTGAGATCGCTGAAGAAAGACTTCTGGGGTGTAAACGCCGGTCTCGACGAGCTCGTATGCGCGGGCTTCCTGCGCCTCCAGCTTAGCAAGCTGCTTCTGGTCAGCGTTGATGGAAGCGGAGAGCGCGTCTAGCAGTGAATGGTCGTCGTTGGTGTCAGCCTCGCCGACCTCAAGCTCACGCAGCCAATCACGCAGAGCGTCAAGCAAAGCCTCTTCAACCTCGCTATACCATGAACTGACAGTGGGGCAGCCCTGCGTTGGGCACATGAATGACGGACGCCGATCGCCGGAAGACGCTCTGCGAACCATGACGCGCCCGCACTGGTCGCAGCGAACAAGCCCGGCAAGGCTGGTAACGGTCTTCCATGCGCCCTTGCCGCGCGGAGCAACAACTGAATAACTCAGCGAAACGGCCTTATCGTACTGCGCCTGTGAGATCAGAGCATCGTGCAAGCCTTTATAGAGTTTCAAATCCTCCAGCCGGGTGCGCGGGCGGCTGACGACAACAGAGCCGTCAACGATACGCTTCGTCTCCGGCCTGCCGCCGGATTTGATCCATCCGGCATTTGCCGGGTTACGAAGCAATTCCAGAATAGCGGAGGTTGTCCATGAGTTGCCGGAATTCGTCTTGACGCCGAGAGCATTCAGCCGCGAAGCAATGGCGTAAGAACCGATGCGCGCGCAGCCCTCGCCGGTATACCAATCATAAATCTGCCGGAGGATCGGGGCCTGTTCCGGGTGCGGGATGAGTTTATAGCCCTTGTCGTTTGGCAGCTTCTCACGCAGCCAGCCGAAGGGCGTCTTGCCGGAGATCCATTTGCCCTCGCGCAAGGACGCCTCCTTGCCGCGCGACAGGCGGCGCTTGATGGTGTTGTACTCGCGCCGGGACATAAAGAGGCCGAACTCAAAGTACTCCTCATCCATCTCATTGTTTGGATCATAGATCTTGTTCGGCGTGATGATCTTCGTGTTGGAATACTTGAAGGTCTGGGCAATAATGCCCTGGTCGATGGTGTCGCCGCGCGCCAGACGCTCGACCTCCATAACGAGGACACCCGCATAGCTGCCGGTTTCGACGAGCTGCAAAACCTTCTGCACCTCCGGCCGGACGGCAATGGAATCGCCCGTGACGACCTCTTCGCAGATCTCCACGACGTTCAGGCCGCGGCTTTCCGCAAGCGACAAAAGCGCGGCCCGGTGACGCTTGAGCGTGTCGGTCTGCCCAAGTGCTTCTGCCTCCATATCCTTGCGGGATTTGCGCAGATAGACAATATACTGCGCGAGCGGATCCGAGATCCGCCATGTTGATGTATATTTCATACCAAGATTCTCACCCTTGCATAAAAAGGTTATACATATACCGCTCCGGCTTATCAGGCCGGGGCGGTGTTTATTTATTGGTAGGTTATTTGGGATTGCAAGTCCCGCACGCGCCGTATCCGGCGGCTATGGCGTCGTCCGAAGAATCAAACCAGACTTCATTTTCACTCAGTATCTTTTTGGCCCATCGGCAACTCGGTTTGTGGAATTTGTCGCTATCCTTGCTTGCGACGAATTTTCCAGCGGACTTACCCTGAGAAGGATCTGGAGAAGTAGTTTCCATAGGTGGGTCTGCCTCGCTGACGTCGGAATTGACGTCAGAAGAGAGCGCGTCGGGATCGACATCCTTTGAATTTGCTTCCTGCAAAAGATTGCCGGACTGATCTATAAAGCGGACATTAATATTATCAACCGGTTCGCCCGTGCTGAAATAGTGATACAGGCCGCCGCTCATATAGAACACCAAGGTCATGAGAGATTCCTGAAGGTTTACCGCGTCGGAAGACAGTGTGACGGTGAATTTTGTGTAGTCGTCGGAGGAATCAATCGCAGTGACGTTCGGGTAGTCCTCAGAGCCTACCATATCGGCAAGGCTGCTGTCAAGCTGCTGCGCCATATCCTGCATTAGTTTTTTATGGCAGGCCTCCGTCATGATATATGTGACGGAGCCGTCTGCATTCAGCGTGGCGGATTGAAAGCCGTCTGCTTGCTCGACTTTTGCATCAAGCTCATCCTGCGTGACATCTTCGCCTATGTAGTCGGACGGAATTGTGATTTCGACTGTCCCGCCGCTGAACAACGTCCCGGAGTGCTTTTCCACGTTGAAGGATTGCGAAGATTGTTCAGGTGCATCCTGCGCGATGGACTGTTCGGGCGTTTCCGGCGTCTGGGAAACCGCCTCCTGTGCCTGTGCGGGCGGCTGATCCGCCTGCTTAGGCTGCTTCGGAAAGAGCAAGATGCCGAGAGCGGCCAATACGGTGGCTCCGATCAGAATAAAATTCCTCGAAAAGCCGGTTTTTCTCCTGTTTTTTGCGCCGCATACCTTGCAAACGCGCTCACTGGCGTTGATCTGAGCGCCGCAGGAGCGGCAGATCATTTTCCGGTTCGGCGTGTCGCAATGCGGGCAGAACTTCTCCTTTTCGTCAAACTCCACGCCGCAGCGGGGACATATAACAGTGTAATTTTGTTTTTGCATCGGCGTCATAGCCTCCTCGCAGAACGGTGCAAAACCGCATAAATCAATACATGAAAATTCTACCACGCAGCAGGAGCGGGTTCAATCCGCAATATTCCACAAATTTCAACGCCAAAAACCGACAAAAAGCACCGAGGCGGTTATCCGTCCTCGGTGCTTTTTGCTGAATCGCTCTTTTGCAGCTCGTCGATAAAGCGCTCAATCTTGCCCCAGTCCTCCGGCGGAAGGGCCATGAGCAGCGTGACGAATCGCTTGCGGAAGGAATCGTCCGCGTCAGACATGATGTTCGCGACCAGCAGGCCAAGCTCTTCGTTCGCGCTGCGCTTGACGTACATTTCCCCTTCGCCGTCTTCGAGCCAGGCAAGGGAAACGCCGAATTCCCGGGCGATATCCGCAATGGTACGGTCGCTGGGTGTACGGTCGCCTTTCTCAATCATCCATATATAGTTTTGAGATAAGTTTATTTTTGCACCAAACTCGGCCTGAGAAAGATGCAAATCGTTCCGAAGTTGGCGTATGCGCTCGTTCATAATATCACCTCCACGGCGATATCATACAACGGGAATCTAACTGTGTCAATAAAAAAATGAAATAATGCGAGGAAAAATATTGACAAAGACTAACTATGGTGTTATGTTATACTCACAAGTTAGATGAAAGAGGTGAGCAAAATGCCGGAAGAACAGAAGCGTCAGGCGGAGAAGATCTCTGCTGAAATGAACAAACTGACGCCGGAGGCGCGCGAAAAAGTGTTGATCTTCGTGCAGGGCATGACGGCCATGCTGGACACGCCGAAGAAGCAGCCGAAGGAGGCCGTCTGATGGTAATCGACGACGATCTGCGGCAGACGCTCGAAGAGCAGCTGGAACTGCTGGCCGAGCGCAGCCGGAAGCAGGAAACCACAAACGAGGATCTCGCAAAGCTGACGGAGCAGATGATCTGCATCGTGAGCTTGCTGGAATCGGAACCTTGATTCTGCGTAATATTTCCAATTCAGGAAAAGCTAAAGCCGGAAGGAGGCTGAAATCATGCCGAAGCACTATGATCCCATTGCGGAGGAAGAACCGCATATCGTGGCGGAATACCACTTGAAAAACTGCACGGCCCTGATTGCGGACAACTATCTGCGCCGCCTGACGCCGGAGCAGAAGGAAGCCAACCGGCAGGCGGCCCGCCGCGTTGCATGGCGGATCCTTGAGAATGCCGCCGCCGAAGGCCGCCTGCCGGCCGCCAGTAACTAAACGCGCCGGATGGCGCGTACATAAAAAGGAGGACTTACCATGAATTACATCAATAACCCGTTAAACATGTGCTGCTGCGGTTTCACCGAAATGGATAATATCCGCGTGGAGCGCAGAACCGTGCTTGTCGACGCGGTGAGCAACAAGGTCTGTGAGCTCGGAGACGTAACGCTTGGCCACACCTACGACTGCGAAGAGCGCTGGGCGCTGGTCAAGAGCTACACGGTCATTGCGTATTACCCCACGAAGAACGCCGCGCGGACTGCGTACAACAGCCTTGTGTCCGAGCTTGCGATCAAAGATCGCGTGCTTTCGGTTTCGGAGGCGAGGACATGAAGATCAAGGAGCTTTTGAGCCTTTTCCGCCTGACGTGCGACGTGCGGGAGGCGGGAGGCTGACCCATGGGGAAGGAAAAGGCCTACACCCTCACATTGAGCGGGCAGGAGCTGCATGATCTGATCGAGGCGGCGCTGGTGTGTGAGTGCCAGACAGCGCAGATCATTAACGGACTCAAGCGCAAGGGGCTGGACATGGACGCGCAGAAGCTCGTTACACAAAACGCCCGTCTGTCGCGGCTCGTCAGGCGGATGCAGGAAGCGAAGGAGGATAAGCGGAATGCGGAAACTGATTCTCAGCGGAGACGATTGGTTTGAGCTGAAGCACACGCTGGAGCTGCTTGTGATCGTGACAAACAGCGCGGCGAATGAGCACGAGAATATGGCTGCACACGAGCAAGTGGCGGAATTGTATGAACGGTATGCAAACCTCGCAAAACGCGACAGGGAAAGGACGGAGAACTACAAGCGGCTTATGGCACTGGTAGAATCGGCAGAACGCCTGCCGGAGACGAAGGAGGAAACCAATGGATAACGGGAAGGTACACGTCGAGATCGGCATGGACGGCAAAAAAACGGTATCTGCGCTATCCGGCAGCGCGCTGGAACTGAGCGCTGCTGCCGCGCGAATCCTGAACATATTTTATGCCGCGTTCTGCCAGCAGGGAATAGGCGAGGAATTCAAGGAAACCATGCGCTACTGCGTGAACCGGGAGGACAGCCCGGTATGGAGGAAGGAGTTGGCAGAATGAAAACCAATCTTGCAGAGCAACGGATCGGGTATGAGCCGCCGGAAGTTCCTGAAGGGGAAAGCCTGGAGGAGCGCCGGGAGAAAATCCGGGCGATCTACCAGTGGCGCAAGGCCATGCGGCGGCTGGCGCGGCTGGGCTGCATCTGGATCTCGGGCGTGGGCTTCGCGCTGTGCATCATCGCGGGCTGCGCCCACGCGGCGGAGATCGCCGCCGTCCTCGGCGGCGTGTCGCTCACGACATTTTTCACAGGTGTATGCCTGTGGGACTGACGCAAAAGAAGATCCCGGTCAACTTCCGCCCTGACCAGCTGGCGGATGTGATCGAGGCGGTCAACGCCTACGCGGACGATCTCAAGAATGATCGGGCGCTCCTGTACGAGATGCCGCGCGTCGACCACGAAACAACGGACGCGCTGCTGGCGCAGGAAACACGGCTGCAAAAGCTGGCGTACTGGCTCCTGTGCGTGCAGGACGAAGCGTTATGACGGCGCAGATCTACGCGCCGCGTATGCGGCAGATCCCGTCGCCGTGCGGGAAGGACTGCCCCGGCCGGGAGCCGGGATGCAGCGCACGCTGCTGCAGCTGGACACTCTATGAGAGCATCCGGAACCACATCTATGATGTAAACCACAGGGACAAGATCAGTCTGGAGCCGGACATAGCCGCCATCCGGCAGATCGAGCGGGCGGCAAACAAAGACAGGAGGGGCAAAAGCTATGCGGCAAAATAGCATCAATTACCCCGGCGAGCGGGCCGCGAAGCGCGCGGATATCGTCGAGCAGCCGGGCTATGCCGGGAAGCACTATTTCGTGGTGGAGTACGCAGGGCGGCAGCTGACCGTCCACGCGGCGGATGAAACGGCGGCCCTGTTCTGGGCGGCCAAACGCTGGGGCTACAGCTTCAAGCGGCCGGAATACCATCAGTCGGCCAGCGTGGCAAAGCTCGGCTATCAGCCGGACAACAGGCCGGGGGCGCTGGTATGAGGTTTGTGTGTGACGCCGGCCAGGATATCACCAATATCGAGGCCGACCGGATGGAGATCCAGGGCGAAAAGCTGATGGTGTACAGCCGCGGCGCCATGCTGGAATGGGCGTGGTGCCAGCACGTTGGGAAACAGACCTGTTTCGACCTGGTGGCGTTTGGAGGTGCAAAAGCGGAATGAAATGGCATATTGCAAGTGTCAGCTGGGGCAAGGACAGCCTGGCCATGCTCCTAATGCTGATTGCCAAGGGCTACCCGCTGAATGAGGTGGTTTTCTACGATACTGGAATGGAGTTTGAGGCGATTTACCACACACGGGATCAAATGTTACCCCGCCTGGAGCAGCTGGGGATCAAGTACACCAGACTGGAGCCGGAAAACCCGTTCCTGTTTGATATGCTGGAAAGGCCGGTTTGCAGTAAGCAGAAAGGCACACACCAAGGTTATGGCTGGTGTGGCGGCCTCTGCCGCTGGGGAACCACGGGGAAGCTGAAAGCCATAGACAGGTACGCGGAGGCGCGGGACGCTATGGTTTACGTTGGCATAGCTGCCGACGAAACGCCGCGACTGGAAAAAGAACGGAAGCCGTATAAACTGCACCCGCTGGCGGAGTGGGGCATGCCGGAAGCCGACGCCATGGCATATTGCTATGAAAACGGGTTTTCGTGGCTGGAGGGCACGATCCGCCTTTATGACGTGCTGGACCGTGTTTCGTGCTGGTGCTGCTGCAACAAGAACCTGCGGGAACTGCGGAATATGTATATTTACCTGCCGGAATACTGGGAGCGCCTGAAAGACCTGCAACGGAAAATAGACAGGCCAATGAAAGGCTATTACAAAGGCAAGCCGCGCGGCGTGTTTGAACTGGAACAACGGTTCCGCGCAGAATTGGAACAGGAGGCACAGCATGAGTAAAGCTGTTTTGATCAGCATTCGCCCGGAGTGGTGTGAGAAGATCATCAACGGGCAGAAAACTATCGAGGTGCGCAAGACGCGCCCGAAACTCATTCCGCAGTTTAAGTGCTACATCTACTGCACGGCAGGCAGGCCAGATCTGAACATCCCAATTTCTCAGGAGCGGCTTATGCGTGATTATCTGGAGACTGGTTCGATGAAATCGCTGAACTGCCCACTTGGAAACGGGAAGGTTATCGGAGAATTTACCTGCAACAGGGTAACGAACCTTTTTTCAAACAGCAGGTTTTGGCTGGACGAGGATGATGTTTTACACACGTGTTTGTCTGCTGCGGAAATGCGAAAATACGCAAATGGCGCGCGTGGGTTATACGGCTGGCACATCTCAGATTTGCGCGTTTACGATCACCCGCGCGATCTGTGGGAGTTTACCGGCCTGCGGCAGACAAAATACGGCCTTGCACCCGGGCCGATCACCCGCCCGCCGCAGAGCTGGCGGTATGTGGAGGAAGAAACGTGGAACGATTGACAAGTCCTAATATCAACGTAGACCCGGATACCGACCGATTTCTGCACGCCGCGATCGGCGGCAAGGAAATCGACTGGAAGCAGAACCGGGACAGCACGCTCAACGTGCTGATCAACGGCCCAACGAGCAACGGCTTTGGCAAGGATATTTTCCGCAAGATGGTCCGTGATCTGTACGGACGTCTGAAAGCCTACGAGGACACGGGGCTGACGCCGGAAGAAATCAAGGCTCCATTTACGGAGGACACGATGATAAATCTGGCAGCGCAGGCGCTGGGCGTGGAGGCTGACCGCCTCCGCGAGCTTGCCGAGGCCGACAAGGACGGGCGCGTGGTCGTGCAGCCGTGCAAGGTGGGCGATAAATTATACAGAGTGTTTGCCGGAGAAATCTTCGAGCACCGAGTCGGGAGCATGAAATACTTCGCAATACAGGGACGGTGGGACATTGAAACGTACCCGTTCTGCCCATGCGTGGAAAGCTCCATAGGAAAAACCGTATTTTTCACCAGCGAGAAAGCCAAGAAGGCTTTGCAGGAAATGGAGGGCAAGAAGGATGACTGGACTGAAACCGTGTCCGTTTTGTGGCGGTGAAGTTGAAGAAACAGGCGGTTCATGTAATTTCGGGAAGAAGATTATGGTTCTTAAAGTAAAGTGCAGGAAATGCGGGACATCCGTCGCCCTGAAAACAGAATGGAACACGAACGCATACCTTGAAGCGGTCGACGCATGGAACAGGAGTGTAAACCATGCATGAGGAGGAAAGTTGATGCAGGATTGCTGTTTTACATGCAAAAATCTGGAATACAGAAAGAACTACGTTTATCCGTACCGGTGCTTGCTGAATAAGGCAGAACGGTTCTCAGAGGATGAATGTCTTAGACGGGTAATGGAAGTCTATAAGTGCGACAAGTACGAGGAAGCAGATTTGGATGACTATTGTAGTCGGGGCGAGAAGAAGGGCGCGACGAATGAGCGGACTGCGGTTTGAATCGATGGCGGACATGCCGCCGAGGATGCGGGAGGCTTACGCGCGGCAGATGCGCGACCTCTCAGGCGCTGCGGCGCCAGCTCCCCTTCGCAAGGGGAGCCGGGGGAATGCGAAGTACCACAACGAGCGGGCCGAGCGGGCCGGGATCCGGTTCGACAGCCAGAAGGAGGCGCGGCGGTATGACGAGCTGATGGTCATGCTGCGCGCCGGGATCATCTCCGATCTGCGCCTGCAACCGCAGTTCACCTTGCAGGAGAGCTACATCACCGAAACCGGCGAGCGCATCCGCGCAGTGCGGTATACGGCGGACTTCTCGTACCGCTTTGGTGGCAAGCTCGTCGTCGAAGATGTGAAGTCCAAGCCGACGCGGACAAAGGAGTATCTGCGCAACCGGAAATTCATGCGGTCAAAATTTGGAATCGATATACAGGAGATTTAAACATGCCAGAAGAAAAAAACGAATGCCGGACGGGAATGCCGTGCGGCCTACCGAAAAGCGGGAACGCCTGCATGAACCGCACGACGGCCTGCTGCCTGAAATGCGGCTGGAACCCGGAGGAGCGGGGGCGGCGCAGGGCGCTGCCGCTCGTCAAGGGCGCGGACGGCCTGCTGCACAAGGATATCAGCACCAAGGAATAGGCAATCAGCCGGGGTACATATTTTATCGGACTTATGCCGCGGCCGCTCCGCCATGAGACGGCTGCGGAAGGAAACCCCGGCTTTGCACCCGGCGCACGGAAAATCCCTCAAGCCCGTGCGCCGGGAAAGCGCGTGTGGAACGTGCGCGCGAACGGAACCCCGTCAACGTTACCCCACACGGGGGTCTCGCATAGCCTTCGTGCATCGCTTGCCTCCTTTTTTATAAGCCGCCTGACGGCAGTCAAGGGCGGCTCGCCCGGAAATGCGCAGCGTTTGTCAAGCGAGCGCGGCGCGCCGGTGCGCAGACGGTGAAAGCCCGTCCTGCCTACGGGGGCCGGAATACCGGCCCCCAGACGAAGGAGTGTGAAACCATGGGCAAATCCAACAAGGTCGCGCTGGTCTGCCAGGTCTGCGGGGCCACATTTTACAAAGTGCCGAGCGCGATCACGATGGAGACAAGGTGCTGCTCGAAGGAGTGCCGCGGGAAAGTGCAGGCAGAAAGACTGGAGCAGCGCCGCCGGGAGCTGGAAAAGGAGCTGGAGGGTCTGCGCACCGAGAGCCCGGAAGGAGAAAAGCGCCTGCCGCACAGGCTCGTCCGAATCCGCATAACGGCCAAAGTCCCGGTATGGCCGGAATACCAGCCAAGGATCGGAGCCACATACCAAGCGGAGCGGTACCCAATTTTCAAAGCGCCGGGATATGTGATCGAGTCCGGCGGCAAAAGAATCAATATCCGCGCCAATGAGTGCGTGGAAGTATGAAAGGAGATCAAAATGGCAGAAATCATGGGCGCGTTTGCGCACAACCTCGACAATTTTGTTGCCTATTATGAAAAGCTGAATTGGGATACCAGCTTCCGGGGCGAGGCATACCCGCCGCGCATCGTCATGGAGCAGTCCACGCCTCCGCTTTTTATAGTGGAGGACGGCCAAAAGAAACTGGTGCCAAATCCGACGATTCAGATTATTGGCCGCCCGGAGACTGAAGTTATTACGACCGGCAAGCTGCAGATCGGCAAGAAGGATTTCACAAAGCTGACCAACCGCGCCGCCGCTCTGCTGGAACTGTTCCTGCACGGCTTTATGCAGGAACGAAAGGAAATGGAGGCGGAACAGGGATGAGTAAAAAAGACAAGCGCCGGGAAGCGCTGCGGCTTGGCAAAAAGGACATGAGCTTTGCGGAGATCATGCAGGCAATAGGGGCGTGCAGGGCGGACGACTGCGACAAGTGCCTGCTGAACGGCGGCCCCATCGCAGGATGGTTCCCGGAGGATGTGCCGGACTGCTATACCGTGCTGCTTAAAAACGCGGAGAAGCAGCTGCGCCGCACCGGGAATTGGTGGCGCTGGGATGATATCTTCCGTGTCTACCGCTGCCCGGCCTGCGGCAGGCCGGAGAAGCCACATATCGAAGTCTGGAAAAATGGCGGCGTGAAGCGCGTTTTGCCGCGCCGGTGCCAATACTGCCAAGCAACACTGGAAGGGATAGAAGGAGAAGAAAATGATCATTGAGATTTTAGAGCTTGCATCCGCGCTGGAGTGGATTGCGCTGGGCGTGCTGGTATTTTTCAAGCTGCGCAGCCTCAGACGCAGATTGGAAGCAGCGCTGAAGGATCTGGAAGACTCTATCCGCTGAACGCATGGCCGGAATCTCCGGCCACGCTTTGAGCGGGCAGAACAGGAGGAATCACCATGAACATTGCGTACAACGTGGACTGCATGGAGTACATGCGGACGCTGCCGGATAAGGCGTTTGATCTGGCGGTGGTAGATCCTCCATATTTCAGCGGCCCGGAACGCCGGGGCTATTACGGCAGCAAGGTGAGCAAGCTCGGCGTACATAGAGATTACCCAATCGGACCGGCGTGGGAGATCCCAGGCGCAGCATATTTTGATGAGCTAAACAGAGTGGCGCAGAAAATCATAGTCTGGGGCTGTAACTACTATAAATACATTTTTCCGCCCGGCCGAATTGTATGGGATAAGTGCAACGGGGAGAGCAGCTTCAGCGATTGCGAGATCGCGGCGACAAATTGCCATGATAGCGTCAGACTGATCCGGTATATGTGGAATGGAATGATGCAGGGCAAAAGCATCGCCGACGGCACTTCCCAGCAGGGCGATAAGCGGAAGAATGAGAAAAGGATTCACCCTACACAAAAGCCTGTCGCACTCTATGCGTGGATCTTCAACCGGTATGCAAAGCCGGGATACAAGATACTTGATACGCACCTTGGGAGCGGGAGCAGCCGGATTGCGGCGTATGACGCAGGGCTGGATTTCGTGGGGTGTGAGATCAACAAGGATTACTTTGCAGCACAAGAGGAGCGATTCGCCGCGCATACGGCGCAGCTGTCGCTATTTGTATAAAAGAGAGGCTGAGTTATGGCAAAGAGACACAAACGCCGCCTGTTTACAGGGGCGGTATGTACGCAGATTGTGTATACCGTGCCCGATGGCGCGGACAAAAAGACCAGCAAGCCCAAAAAACCGCGTTTTCAGACGCAGGCGGAGCGCGATGAATTCAACAGCAAGCAATCGCTGGATCGGCTCGTTGCGCTGATGAACGCCAATTTCTCGCCCACAAGCCTGTATTCCACACTGACATTGGATGCAGAAAACGAGGTACATACCGCAGAGGAAATGCGCAGAGTGCGCGACAACCTTGTGCGCCGCATGCAGTATCACTATCCGGAGGCCAAAATCGTTGTTTTCTACGGAAGAGGAAAAACAACCAATCGCTTCCATTTGCACCTGGTAACAGAGGGGATCCCGGAAGAAGCCATCGGCGGGCTTTGGGGGCTCGGCAGCGTGATCGAGGTTCGGCACCTGCGAAAGCACAACTATTATATAGATGAGCAGGGAAACAAGATCGACCACGGCCAGGACTACACAGCACTTGCCAGTTACCTGCACGCGCATTGGAGAAAGGAATTCGGCGGCCACCGGTACAAGGCGACGCGCAATTGTATCCGACCCGAGCCGGAACCTGCGACAGAGGCCGTGCGCGAGTACAGCCCCAAGCATCCGCCCGTCGCCCCGCGCGGTTACATCTTAGTCGAGGCCAGGATGACCAAGTACGGGTATCAATACTATAAATATGTAGTTGATCCAAGATCAGAGCACAAGCGGAACGAGGCCGCTTTCTTAAAACCTCGTAAATGAGTAGCGTTTTAAGACGAAAGGAGCGATCAGCATGAGCCAGAAACCGATCACGCATCCACGCGCAGACAGAAAGCCGGTATGCACCAGGAAAGATTGCATCTGCCATGACTGGCGTTGCGAGAATTGCTGCGCCAAGTATCGCCATATCTCCGATTGCAAGGGCGCCGAGCCGGAAAGGGACGGGGAATGCAGGACGTGAGCAGAAAGCATAGCAAAAAGAGCAGCAGTACGCCGCCCCCACCTGGCTTTCCGGCACAGCTGCGGAAACTGCGGGAGCGCTATGGGATGTCGCCGGAGGCACTTGGGGAGTTATGCGGGCTATCGCGAAATACAATCCGCCGATACGAGTCCGGAGAGCGCCGCCCATCGGCTGAAACCGTGGCAAAAATAGCAGATTTTTTCGATATCTCAACGGACGGCCTGCTCGGAAGACGAAGGCATTGACGGCAAGTCCCCCATTTGGGGGAGAATAAGCGAAAAAACGTGGTAAGATATGAGCCATGAAGGCGGTACGTTCCCCGGGGAAACCCCAAAAGCGAAAAAGGCAATCAAGGAACGAGCCAAAAAGAGAAGGAATCAAAGCCTGTGGCAGCAATAGATCGCAGGGCTGCTGGTAAAATTATTAAATCAAAGAGCCGCAAGGGGGTGCACGGATGGCAAGGCCCAGAAAAGAGATCGATCAAAAGCAGTTTGAAAGCCTGTGTGCCTTGCAGTGCACGGGCGAAGAAATCCTGGACTTTTTCGGCGTTACGGATCGCACCCTGAACGCATGGTGCAAACGAACATACGGAGCGGGTTTTTCAGATGTTTTTCGCCAAAAAAGAGGCAAGGGGAAAATATCTCTCAGAAGGCATCAAATGCGGCTGGCCGAAAAGAATGCCACGATGGCGATCTGGCTTGGGAAGCAGTACCTTGGGCAGAAAGACGACGCGGGAGACGAACGGATTGAAAATAAAGCGCAGGACGACGCTCTGAGCCAGAGCCTGCGAACACTCGCGGATGAGCTTGAGGGAAACGATGGATAGTGATTTTAATTTTTTAGATGACCTTGATGATCTTTTCGGGCCAGAAGAAATGACGATCCCCAAAAAAAGAGGCCGGGAGCAAGCCAAAAGGGCGTAGTGAGCCATAGAGGAGGGAAACGTCAGCTGACGCGGAAAGCGGCAAGCGAAGCGGCGCTCGAGAAGGCCCTTGATTGGCATTTTCGGCCGGGAGACTGCTACCACTGTTTTTCGTTCGGCGACGTCGACAGTATGACGTATTTCAAGCACGTCCTACGGCAGCAGCGTGTGAAATATCTTGCCTTGTCGACGTGGTGCATGGCGGGCGAAGACGTAAAGGATCTTGCAGAATGGCGCAGGCGCGGCATGGTTGGCCGTGTCGACTTCTTCCTCGGCGAAATTTTCAGGGGCAGCTATCCGGATGTGTACGATATGGTAAAGGCATTTATTGCCGAGTGCGGCGGACGTATGGTGATATTCCGCAATCACGCAAAAGTAATGGCAATAAAAGGCGAGCGCTTCGATTGCCTGATTGAGAGCAGCGCAAATGTAAACACAAACCCGAGATCAGAAAACACGGTGCTCACTGTGGATACGGCGCTTGTTGATAGCTACGTGCAGCTTTTCAGTGAGATCGTGCCGTTTAACGATGATTATGACGCAGAGCCGTATGTACGGGGGGAAACAGATGATTAGCCAAAAGCAAAAAAAGATACTGGCGTTTCCCTACACGAGCTACGACGCCCTGATCTGCGACGGCGCAGTCCGTTCCGGCAAAACATCGCTCATGATGTGGGCTTTCGTTTGGTGGGCAATGGAAAATTTCGATCATCAGCTCTTCGGTCTCTGCGGGAAAACGGTGGATAGCTGCACCAAAAACGTCGTAACGCCGTTTTTGGGGATGTCGCTCGCGAGAGAACGATATGCAATCCGATGGCGGCGCAGCGATAAGATTCTGACGGTCCGCCGTGGGAAAAAAATAAATTATTTCGAAGTCTTCGGCGGAAAGGACGAAGCAAGCTACGCCCTGATTCAGGGCCGCACGCTGGCGGGCGTGCTGCTGGATGAGGTTGTACTTATGCCGCGCTCCTTCGTGGAGCAGGCACTTGCAAGATGCTCGGTGGACGGCGCACGGCAATGGTTTTCCTGCAACCCCGGCAATCCCAACCACTGGTTTTACAACGATTGGATTCTGCGCCAAAGCGAAAAAAATGCGCTCTATCTGCATTTCGAAATGCAGGATAATCCGGGCCTGAGCAAAAAAACGCTCGAGCGCTTCGAAAAAATGTATTCTGGCGTTTTTTACGAGCGCTATGTGCGCGGGCGCTGGGTAGTGGCCGAAGGCCTTGTTTATCAAAAATTCGGGGAAGACTGCATCGTGCACGAGATTCCGACGGGCGGCGAATATTATATTTCCGTCGACTATGGCACGCACAATCCATTTTCAGCAGGGCTGTGGCACGTAACAAGTGAGCGGGCCGTACGGATCGCAGAATACTACTATTGCGGCCGGGAGGAAAAAGAAGAAAAATCCCCGGAAGAATACTACACGGAAATCAGGCGTTTGGCCGGCGGGCGAGACATACAGTGCATAGTCGTTGACCCGTCGGCAGACGCCTTTATTGCAACCATCAAGAAACATCACGAATACAAGGTGCGCGGCGCGGTGAACGACGTCATGCCCGGAATCCAGACGACTTCTGAAATGTTGGCCTCTGGGAAGGTTAAGATTTACGAGGGCTGCAAAAACACAATTCGCGAATTTGGCCTGTACCGCTGGGACGAAAAAAGCGAAGTCGACCGCGTTGTAAAGGAAAACGATCACGCGATGGACGAATGCCGGTATATGGTAATGACGATTTTGAGAAAGAAATTCAAAAAGCACGCCTATGTTCCGGAGTTGGCGAGATAAGAAGGTGAAGCATGAAAACATATCAGGATTTTTTAGAGGTCGCCGAAAAATCGGATCGGGACAGAATGGAATTTGTTCTGGCGGCGATCAACGATCTTAAAAACTCGGATCTGTACCAGCAGGCAAAAATTGCGCGGGAATACGACGAGCACCGAAATGTTACCATCATTACCGTGCAGAAGCTGCTTTATACGCTGTCCGGGAAGGCTATCCCGGACAACTATAGCGCAAATTACAAGCTCCGCAGCGCATTCTTCCCGATTTTCATGCGGCAGGAAACACAGTATCTGCTCAGCAACGGCGTGATACTGAAAAACGCCGAGAACAAGAAGCGGCTCGGCAAAAAATTTGACAATCAGATTCAGGATCTGGCGCGCTCGGCGCTCGTCGGCGGCGTGGCCTATGGCTTCTGGAACCTCGATCATTTGGAAGTGTTCACGGCCCTAGAATTTGTGCCGCTGCTGGATGAGGAAAACGGATCGCTTCGCGCCGGTATTCGGTTCTGGCAGGTAGCGGCGAACAAGCCGCTGCGAGCGACACTGTACGAGCCGGACGGATTCACACAATTCATCCGCAGGAGCGGGAAAGAGATGGAGATTTTAGCACCGAAACGCGGCTATATCTCCGTCGAAGCCTCGTCTGAGGTGGACGGAACAGAAATCTTGGAGTATCAGAATTACCCCGGATTCCCGATCATCCCCATGTACGGCAATCGCGCCCGGCAGTCCGAGCTTGTTGGCCAACGCGAGGCAATTGACTGCTACGATCTGATCAAATCCGGTTTCGCGGATACCGTAGATGACGCATCGATTATCTACTGGACGATCTCCAACGCAGGCGGCATGGACGAAATCGATATGGCGCGGTTCAAAGAAACTATGCGGCGGATCGGAGTCGGCCTTGTGGACGACGACGGCGCAAAGGCGGAGGCCCACACGCTTACGATTCCAGTCGAGGCGCGGGAAGCGCTGCTGAGCAGACTCAGCGACGATCTTTACAGGGACTTTCAGATGCTGGATACCACGAAAATACAGGGCGGGCAAAAGACGGCGACCGAGATCACGGCGGCATACCAGCAGATGGACAACAAGGTCGACGAATTCGAATACTGCGTCGGTGATTTCCTGTATCAGCTTTTTGCACTGATCGGCATTGACGATGATCCGACATTTACGCGCTCGAAGATCGTGAACCAGCTGGAGCAGACGCAGATGGTGCTGCTTGCCGCGAGCTACCTTGACGACGAAACGATTCTGAGCAAGCTGCCGTGGCTTACGCAGGAGGAAATCGCAAACATTTTGAAGAGGAAAAGCGCGGAAGAATTAGAGCGATATTCCACGAAAGATATGGAGGAATAGACGTATGAGCAGCATGGTACAGGGTGATGCGTACAGCCTCGATGTTACGATCAAAAACAACGGTTCCCCCATCAATATTGCGGATGTCAAGGCGGTTGAGTTCACTTTATTCAATTTCAAAAAAATTTATCCGGGGGAAGCGGAATACTCGGATGGAAAGTTCCACATTCCCATCACCCAGCAGGAGACCTTTCGGCTCCCGAAGCTCTGCCAGATGCAGGTGCGCGTGAAATTCAAGAGCGGTGACGTGATTGGCTCGGAGATCAAGCAGATCGACGTTGCGCACGCGCTTTCAAAGGCGGTGTTGTGATGGGCGGCATTGAATTTGAACTCAAGAACCGCGATCCGATCGACGTTTCCTTTAACGTTTCCGTGCGTGCTGGCGGCGGCTCTGGCGGCGGAGGCATTGCATCGGCGCAGATCGATGAGATCCGCGTGCTGAAAAAATCGGACTATGACGCGCTGGACAAAAAGGACGCGCGGACACTGTATCTGTTGGAGGGATAACATGCTGGCAGTTGGAATCAAACGCATTCTGGAGCTGTTCATCGGCTCCATGGGCATCAAATCCGCCCGCTTGGGCACAGAAACCATCTACGAAAGGCCTGGCGGCTTTTTGTACATCGAACTCACAAGCGAAGAAAGGGGATAAATCCAGATGGCAAGTTTTTTCAATCTGACACTTGATACGCTGGCACCTGCCGGCCTATCGCTGATCCTGAACGACGGCGCGCAGTACGCGACCAGCGCGACCGTCACCGCGAAGATCTCAGTCACCGACGCCGCGACGACCGGCTACCAGATGAAGATCTGGGGCACAAAGGCGGCGGCAAAGGAAGCAGATGCGTCGTGGGAGACGTTCGCCGCAACAAAATCCATTACGCTCCCGGACGGCGACGGCCTGAAGACGATCTATGTAAAGGTGCGCGACGACGTCGGCAACGAATCGACTGCGGCCAGCGACTCCATCACGCTCAACACCTCGATCCCCGCCGTGACCATCACCGGCCCCGACAAGAGCCGCATCTCCAAGGTCACGGGCTACGACGCGGCGGCCTTCTCCTTCGTCTGCGACGTAGACTTCGAGGAATACACCGTCCGCGTCGTTCCGGCGACGAGCAGCCTGCACACGGCGGGCACCCAGATCCCGACGACGGGCGGCTCCACCAACGTCAGCGGCACGGCGGGCGGCTACAAGAAGAACACCGCCATCAACGTCACCGTCAAGGGCGCGGATCTCGAAGCAGCGTCCTCCGGCGACGGCGTGAAGATCGTGAAGGTCTTCGTCAAGAACGCCGCCGGGACGTGGAGCGCAGCCTAATGGCCGCGCCGGAGTTGACCTTCTCCATCACCGGAAACAAGATATCGGCAGTCTCGGGATTCGACTCGATCACCGTCACATTCTCGTCGGACATCGCCTATACGGCTTTTGAGTGCCGCGCGACGAAGTCCGGCGAGGATTGGGGCCGCGGGAAGGGCGCTTTGATCGCGTCCTTCTCCCAGACCCCGGCGGGCACGCAGCGCACCTTTGAGGTATACGACGATTTTCTGCTTTCCGGTGATGGGGAATACCGTATTTCGCTGTTCGCGCAAAGCGCGGACGGCAGCTGGAACGACAACTACGGCTTTATCCCGCTGGGAGAGTCGCAGGCGCTGAAGACCGCGGACGGCGAGGATTTTCTGTGTATGAAGGAGTGATCGTATGGCTTACAACAGCCAGTTTACCGGCGCGCAGATCGACGAGGCTATCGCCGACGTGCGCAGCAACAAAGACGCGTGGAACGGAAAGCAAGATGTGATCCTCGCCTCCGGTGCGGCCGTCGGGGACCTGATCAAGGTCAAGGCGGTGGACGCCAGAGGGAAGCCGACGGCGTGGGAGGTGGCCGCGGCTGGCACGGATTATCTAACGGAAGCGCCCGTGACGAGCGTGAACGGGAAAACAGGAGCTGTCAAGGTTCGCGAAGTGCTGTCTGTCACCGCCGCTGATAATGGAAAATTTCTGCGGGTGGCCAACGGTGCGTGGGCGGCTGTAGAGATCGCAAACGCGAATGGAGGGAGCTTCTGATGGCGGAATATTTGACAAACACAACCGACCTGACAAAGGTTGCATCAGCTATCCGGGAGAAGGGCGGCACATCTGACCCACTGGTCTACCCGGACGGATTTGTGACAGCCATTCAGGCCATTCAGACTGGTACAGAACTGCAAATCATTGTAACTGTGACATCTGGTGCAACTGTTACCGCGACAAAAGGAAGCCTGTCTGAGAGTGGCACATCGGTCAATGGAACGTGCACGCTTATCGTTCCGGAGATCGGCACATGGAGCGTATCCGCGACGCTGGACGGGAAAACATCTGGCACAAAAGCCGTAACTATCACGGACAGTTACGCGGTGTCGCTTAATTTTGTATATCCGACACTGAATAAAAATACTTGGGAAACAATAAAAGATATATCCGACGCGGGACAGGGCGCGAACTATTGGAGCGTCGGTGACCGAAAGGCTGTAACGCTAAACGGCACGGTTGGACATCTTACACTATCTAATTACACAACATATGCGTTCATTATTGGATTTAACCATAACGCGAGCCTAGAAGGGGAAAACCGTATCCATTTCCAACTTGCAAAGACCGCGCTCTCCGGCGGTACGGACGTGTGTTTCTGCGATAGTTACTATACCTCGCCCGTTTCGACAACCGGCTATTTCTCTATGAACAGTAGTGCAACGAACTCCGGCGGATGGGCGAGCTCGCAAATGCGTACAAATATTTGCGGGACAAACCTCTCGAGCTATTCCGGAACGATTATCGCAGTCATTCCGGCGGCGCTCCGTGCAGTCCTAAAGTCCGTTACCAAGTACACGGACAATACGGGAAATAATAGCACATCCGCGAGTGCGGTCACGGCGACAAAGGATTACTTTTTCCTCCTCTCGGAGTTTGAGGTTTTCGGGAGCATTTCGAGAGCAAACTCGAACGAGGCGAGTAAGCAAGCGCAGTACGCCTATTATTCCGCTGGAAACAGCAAGGTAAAGTACAAGCACAACGGAACGAGTGCCGCCGCTCGTTGGTGGCTCCGTTCTCCGCTTGCGAGCAGCTCCGACGGTTTCGAGAATGTGAACACCAACGGGACAGTCGAAGACCGCACCGCGCGCGGTTCCTTCGGCTTCCCACCCGGCTTTTGCGTATGAGGGAAAAGCGCATGGAGTATATCGTGTATAAGCGTTTCCGCGGAGCAGGAATAGATGGAGAATTTAATCTCCGGTACGGAACTGCGGTATCGGAGATCGAAGGGTTCCTGCTTGCAGAGGACGGCAGGCGGATATGCGCTGCGACATCCGAAAACGGGTGGGAGCATTTCAGGCAGAATACACCAGAGGGCGCGATGCGGCAAGAAATGCTTGAACACCTCTACCGCTGGTATGCAAAGCACGGCTGCGGTGAAGATTTTGCGGATGACAAATGGCCGGGGCAGGAAAACGGGTACTGGAAAAACCGGCTGCGTACCGCAAGCACAGAGCGATTAGAGAAAATTTATCAAGAGAAATTTGGAGGGATACCATGTATGCAGTAAAACAAGACGGCGCATTTGCCGGGTATGCGGACAGTATTGTGCCCATCCGACTGCACGGCAACGGTTGTTATGTCCCGTGCAAGGAAGATCAGGCAGAAGGATTTTGCGCGAAGATGGCTGTGACTATTACGGATGAAGAAGGAACTGAACATCAGGTGCTTTCTGACATGGTGTTTCATCTCGCAGACCATACGCTGAAAGGCACTGAGCCAGAAGGCAGTTATGATGAAATGGGCGCGGCATTGCCACTCACAGATGCGGAAACCGCCGCTAAGATTCTGCTCGGGGAGGCGGACTGACATGAGCACGTATACCGAGCGGGCGCGGGCGCTGCGCCCCTATATCATCAAAAGCGCAGCCAGTCTCACCGACGCCGACGCGAGTCTCGCGCCGGAGCTTTTCACCCGCCTGACCGGCTCTGGCAGCCTCGTCAAAGCCGGCACGCGCATCAACTGGGGCGGCACCATCAAGCGCGCCGCCTCCGACCTCTGGGACACGGCCCAGAACACCCCGGACGCCGCCCCGGCCCTCTGGGAAGACATCGCCTACAAGCAGGGATTCCGCCTCATCCCCGAGACCATCACCGCCGGCCTTGCCTTCTCCAAAGGCGAAAAAGGCTGGTGGCAGGACGAGCTCTACGAATCCCTGCTCGCCGCCAACGTCTGGAACCCATCCGTTAACCCGGACGGGTGGAAGAAGATCACGGAAGAAGGTACATAGCCATGGACGATGCAACCATCATCGTTACCCTCGTCTGTGCCGTGCTCAGCGGGGCGGATAGAAGTGTATGAGCACAAGCAACACCGCCGGGCAGAAAATGACAGACGCAGAGCTCGCAAAGCTTGAAAAGCGGATTGCTGCGATATACAGGGAAGCGTATAACGATCTGACGGATACGATCAGGGATTACTTCGGTAAATTTGCAGCGCGCGACGCGGTGGAAAAGGCGCGGCTGGACGCTGACGATATCACAGAGGAACAATACAAGCAATGGCGGCTTGCGCAGATCGGGCGTGGAAAGCGCTTTGAGGCGCTACGGGATAAGGTCGCCGAGCGCATGACAAATGCAAACGTTGCTGCTGTTGCGTATGTCAACGATGCAACGCCGGGCATTTACAGTTTGAACCGGAATTTCGCGGCGTACACCATTGAGCAGGTCACCGGTGACGTTGGCTTCGATATCTGGGACGAACAGACCGTGAAGCGCCTGATCTCAGAGCAGCCGGAGCTTATGCCGTACTATCCGGAAAAGCGGGCGCTCAATCGCGGGATAGATCTTGCATACGGGAAAAAGCAGATCACGGCCAGCGTAACCAGTTCCATTTTGCAGGGCCGGAGCATCAAAGGCATGGCGGATGATCTGCAAAGCCGCATTACCACCATGAACCGCGATTCCGCTATCCGGACAGCTCGAACGGCAGTCACGGGCGCGCAGAACGCCGGACGGCTGGATTCCTATTATGCCGCTGAGAAAATGGGAATCAAGTGCAGAAAACAATGGATGGCGACGCTCGACGGAAGAACCCGCCACTCCCACGCCATGCTCGACGGCGAAATCGTCGACAACGACAAGAAATTTTCCAACGGCTGCCGCTACCCAGGCGACCCAAACGGCCCACCGTCCGAAATCTATAACTGCCGCTGCACGCTGGTATCCGAGATTGAAGGAATCGACACCTCCGGAGGCAAGCGCCGCGCCAGGAACCAGGCGACCGGACGGAATGAGCTGATTGAGAATATGAGCTATGCGGAGTGGGCTGGATGGAAGGAAAAGGCACAAGTGCAAAAGGCTATGGCTCAGCAAGCGGAAACATATTCTACATTTGCTGATGGAGAACAAGCAAGCCAGTTCTTTGGAGAAAGACCTCCAAGAAGTTTGCGAAGAGAAAACAGAGAAGAATTTGACAGGCTTTTGGAAGAGTATAGAAAAAGTTCCTTTGGCTCTTGGTGTGATGGATTGAGCGGTGAAGAAACAACCTCTATTGGCGAATATTCTGGCGATGGATATTCCGGCATCAACGGATTGCTCCGCGGTCACATGACAGAAAAGATGGTAAAGGCTTGGGACGATGTTTCAAGTATTGGAATCCGTGAAATGGTTGACCATATCGATGATTCTATATCGAGGTTTGAACTTAAAAAGGGCATTAAGGTATATCGAACTTGTGAGAAAGATGTTTTTGAGAACCTTTCAACGCAAGTTGGATCAAAGTTTGTGGATGACGGATTTGTTTCCACGACAGTTTTGAAAAAAAAGGTTGCAAGTGGCAATGTTTTTATGGAAATTGATGTACCGCCCGGAACTGGTAGAGGTGCGTGGATAAATCCGCTAAGTGGCTCAGCCGATAAAGAATGGGAGTTCCTGCTTCAAAGAGGATCTGTTTTTGAAATTACCGATGTTTCGGATGTTGGTGATGACATTGTTGTGAAAATGAAATGGACTGGTATTGAAAAGAAAGATATTGAGTTTGCATCGAGAGAAGATGTTATTGCTTGGCAGAAGAGAAACGGATTGTATGACGAAACGGAGGAATACAGAATATGAAAACCAATAATCTGACAAAAGAAGATGTCAAGAAACTTTTGGGTGCCAAAAACAGAAAGAAGTTTGAGTGGTCAAAGGGTGACATTCGGAAAAAAGAAATGAGTTACACCTACAAAAACAATACGGATGAGGTTTTGTAGATGGATATTAAATTCACCGACAACTCCAAAGAAGTGAAGTCTGCTATGCACGACGCGCTGATTCGCGCCCTAGAAAAGATCGGCATGACGGCCGAAAAGTATGCAAAGCGGCTTTGCCCGGTGGACACCGGCAATCTGAGGAACAGTATCACGCACCGCGTAGATGAAGGGGAACCGGCTGCATACATCGGAAGTGACACGGAATATGCCGCATACGTCGAACTCGGAACCGGTAAGTATTATCCGGGCGGGAGACCTACGCCGTGGGCGTATCAGGACGCGAAGGGGAACTGGCACTGGACGGCTGGAAACAAAGCACAGCCGTTTTTGAAGCCCGCAGCAGCGGACCATGCGGCGCAATACCGGCAAATCATCGAAAACGAACTGAAAAACGGATAAAAAATGGCGCAATCCCCCAGCTGGGGGATTGCGTTGTTTTTTGCATGGTAGAATTGGAACGTAAAATTATACGTTCGCCCGCGAAGAATTGCGGCCAAAGGAAAGGAGAACGAACATGGCACTGACGCGAAAGCTCCTGAAGGGCATGGGGCTGACGGAAGAGCAGATGGATACGATCATTGAGGCACACACCGATACCGTAGACGGGCTGAAAACCGACCTTGCGCGGTATAAGGCAGACGCTGAAAAGCTCCCCGGAGTACAGGCGGAGCTTGAAAACCTGAAAGCCAAAGGCGACGATGGCTGGAAGGATAAGCACGACAAAGTCAAAAAGGAATTTGACGACTACAAAAGAGAGCAGATGCAGAAGGAAACCAAGAGCGCGAAGGAATCCGCGTATCGGGAACTTTTGAAGTCTGTGGGTATCAGCGAAAAACGAATTGATTCGGTTTTGAAGGTCACCGATCTTTCTACGGTTGAATTGGAAGACGGCAAGATCAAGAACGCCGATGATTTGAAGAAGTCCATCAAGGAAGAGTGGGCGGACTTCGTTGTTACCACCAAGCAGAAGGGCGCGGACACCAAAGACCCGCCCGCAAACAACGGCGGCGCTATGAGCCGGGACGACATCTTCAAAATCAGGGACGCGTCTGAACGGCAGGCAGCAATTGCCGCAAATCTCAATTTGTTCGGAAAGGAAGAATAATATGGCAGCAAAAAACAACCTGACCATGACGAGCGACGTTCAGGTAACCGCTCGTGAAATCGATTTTGTAACCCGCTTTGCGCGGAACTGGCAGCACCTCCGCGACATTCTCGGCATTATGCGCCCCATCAAAAAGCAGCCGGGCACCGTCCTGAAATCCAAGACCGCAAGCGTGACGCTCGCGCAGAGCGTCGGTGAGGGCGAAGAAATCCCCTACTCCAAGGCGACTGTAATCGAGAAGGACTATGCGAACATCAACGTCGAAAAGTACGCGAAGGCGGTCTCCATCGAGGCAATCAAGGAATACGGCTATGATGTCGCAGTCGCGATGACCGATGAAGCTTTCCTGTATGAGCTTCAGACCAACGTCACGAACCGGTTCTACGATTACCTGAATACCGGCCTGCTGACTGTCAGCGAAACCAACTGGCAGCGTGCGCTTGCAATGGCGAAGGGCGCTGTTATCAACAAGTTCAAGCAGATGCACCGCACCGCGACCAACGTTGTTGGCTTCGTGAACGTGATGGATCTGTACGATTACCTCGGTGGCGCAGACATCACCATTCAGACCGAGTTTGGATTCCAGTACATCAAGAATTTCATGGGCTACAGCACGGTTTTCCTGCTGTCCGACGATGAGATCAAGCGCGGCCGCGTGATCGCGACGCCGGTTGAAAACATCGTTCTGTACTATATCGATCCAGCTGACAGCGATTTCGCCCGTGCCGGGCTCGACTACAGAACCGACGGAGAAACCAACCTTGTCGGTTTCCATGTGCAGGGCAACTACTCCACTGCGGTCTCCGAGTCCTTTGCGATCATGGGCATGACCCTGTTCGCGGAGTATCAGGACGGCATTGCCGTTGCTGACATTGACGAGACCCCGTCGCTCGGCACGCTAACGGTTACCTCTGCGGCGGGCACGGCGACAGGTGACACGAAGATCACGGTAACGCCCGCGAAGGAAGCAAGCGGCAACGTCTACAAGTACAAGGTAGGCGATTCGGCTGAGACCGTCACCTACGGCCAGAACGTCAGAACGTGGCAGACGTGGGACGGCAAGTCCGATATCACGGCAGCGACGGGCAAAAAGATCACTGTTGTTGAGGCTGATGCGACCTATAAAGCGCAGAAGGCCGGAAACGCGACGGTAACGGCGAAGTAAGGAGGCGGCAGCGCAATGCTAACCGAATTGTGCGGGGTTCTGCGGAACTGGTTTGAAACGGATCGGATCAGCGGAACGTACACAGTAGAAAACGGCAGCATTGCGCTGCCGTTCCTGCAAGAAGGGCAATTCTTCCGGATTGTCGGCTCTGTTTTCAACGACGGAGTTCACCAATACCCGGATTACGGGATGGCCGACGAGACCTTTGATGGCTCTGTCTGGCCGATGGCCGTCCCGTCCGCTGTCCTCTCCCTCGAAGCTGAAATCAGAGCGTGGCAGGAAAAAAACGGCGACGCAGCAGCAAGCCCGTTCACCTCGGAAAGCTTCGGCGGGTATAGCTACTCGAAGGGATCAAGCGGAAGCACGTCCGCGAGCGGGGCCGTGACATGGCAGACGACGTTCAAATCGCGCATGAACCAGTGGAGGAAGATCTGATATGAGCTTACTTGATGATTTTGCCCGCCCGTGCGTGCTGCTCGAAAAAAGCCGCACACCGGATGGAGCGGGCGGATATATCACCACATGGACGGATGGCGCGGAGTTTATGAACTATCAGGCGCTTGACACGTCCATGGAGGCGCGCAGAGCGGAGAAAGAGGGCGTGACAAGCGTTTACTCGGTGCTTGTGCAAAAGGCCGTACCAATCGATTATAACGACTTCTTCCGCGACAAGACGACCGGCGAGACGTACCGCGTCACGTCCGAGCCGAAGGACAAACAGACGCCGAAGTCCGCAAGCTTCGCCCTGAAATACTTCACTGCTGAAAAGAAAGCACTGCCGACATGACAAAAGACAAAGCATTGCACGCGTGGTTTTCACAGTTCCTGACGGCGTATCCGACTTCGAGCGTGCCGGACGACGCCGTTTTCCCGTGGCTGACCTATGAACTGATCACAGGCGCGTGGGACAGCGGAGAAATCGGCCTGACAGTAAATCTGTGGTACTACACCACGCAGGAAGCAGAACCGAACGCGAAAGCGCAGGAAATCTCGGACGCTATCGGCTTGGGCGGCGTGTTTGTGCCGTGTGACGACGGCGCAATCTGGATCAAGCGCGGATCTCCGTGGTGCCAGAACGTCCGGGACGATTCTGATGCAAATATCAAGCGGCGGTACTTGAACATTACAGTCGAGTACATCACCGCAAACTGAAAGGACTGATTTCATGGCAAAATTCACAAAAATACCTGCTGATACCTTCAAGCAGCTGCAAATCAACGCCGGTGTAATTCTGAGCGATTTCACACCGGCGACCGGTGCGTTTGAACCAGAAAATCAGCTGGGCGCAACGACCGGCGGCATTACGTTCGCGGCGACACCGACGTTCTCTGACTACGGCGAAGATGTAGATAATTGCCCCAAGAATACACTCGAACTGAAACGGCTGGATGACGTGGACGTAAAGTGTTCCGGAACGTTTGTCACGGTGACGACCACATCTGCCAAATCCCTTATGGCGGCGGCGGACATCGACGGCACGGACGCAACGAAAGTTGTTCCGCGCCGTGACCTGGACAGTTCCGACTTCAAGGACATCTGGCTTGTCGGCGACTACTCTGACAAGAACGGTGCAACCAATGGCGGCTTTATCGCAATCCGTTTGATGAATGCGCTTTCTACGGGCGGCTTCCAGCTGAAGACTGCCGACAAGAACAAAGGCCAAATGGCGTTTGAGTACACCGCGCATTACTCGATCTCAAAGCAGGATGTTGTGCCGTATGAGCTGTACATCAAGGCCGGTACGGCAGAAACCTGATAGGAGGCCGATATGAAACTTTCGGAATTCAGCACCGATAAGGCGGCAGATGTCCTCTGCGAAATCAGCGTATACGCGCTGAACATCGTGTCAGACGAAGAACTCAGGGGAAGCCTGAAAAAGCTGACAGACGACGAAAAGCCGCAGACAGTCGGCGAGAGGTACGCAATCGGCGTGCAGCGCATCGGCCAGTGGATCCCGCTGATCCTGAAAAAGCATAGAGAAGACGCGTTCAGCATTCTGGCTGTGGTAAACAGCGTGACAGTTGACGCGATCCTGGAGCAGAACGTTCTCGTTACAATGCGGCAGATCCGGGAACTGGCAGAGGACAAAGATCTCACTGATTTTTTCAAATCGTGCGCGTCGGAGGCGAAAGCGTAACGCTTGCGCTTCTGGCAGCTCCAAAAATAAGCGCCGGAGGGCTGATTCGCCTTTTGCCGATTTTAATAAAGCGGCAGAACGAGGAATCAGCCTTTCGCATTTATGCGGCGGAGTGTATGCGCACGATCACGGAAAACACAGCGAAATTCGCGGGCGGAAGCTTTGTGCAGGCAAAGTATACCGACATCATCAGCCCGAAGCCGCAGGACAACCGAACCTGCGAGGAGATCACCGCCGACGTTGTACGCCGGTGCGGATTGAAGGTGAAAAAATCCAAAGATGAATCTGTTTGAACTTTTTGTAAAAATCGGCGCCGATACGTCCGAGGCAGACAAGGGCATCGACGAAACCGGGAAGAAAACATTCGGCCTCGGCGAGAAGATTAAAAACGGCCTTGCTACTGTCGGCAAGGCTGCGGTAGTCGGCGTGACGGCAGCGGCGACGGCAATCGGCACAATCGGCACAAAGGCGGTCCAGGCATACGCAGACTATGAGCAGCTCGTCGGCGGCGTGGAGACGCTTTTTAAGGATAGCCAAGATAAAGTCATGGAGTACGCAAACAACGCGTACAAAACCGCTGGGCTGTCTGCGAATGAGTACATGGAGACGGTGACAAGCTTTTCTGCATCCCTGCTGCAGTCTCTCGATGGGGATACCAGTGCAGCGGCAGAAAAAGCAAATTTGGCGCTGACTGATATGTCCGATAATGCCAACAAAATGGGATCGGACATGACTTTAATCCAAAATGCATATCAGGGCTTCGCAAAAGCAAACTATACGATGCTTGATAACCTCAAGCTCGGCTACGGCGGCACGCAGGCCGAAATGCAGCGGCTCCTTGAAGATGCGGAGAAAATTTCCGGTATCAAATACGATATTTCCAGCTATGCGGATATCGTAGATGCAATCCATGTGATTCAAACCGAAATGGGCATCACCGGGACGACTGCAAAAGAAGCCGCGTCCACAATTCAAGGCTCGTTCGGCATGGTAAAAGCCGCGTGGCAGAACCTCGTGACCGGCCTCGCCGACCCGGATCAGAATCTCGGAACCCTCGTGGGCAACTTCACGGATTCCATTGTCGTTGCGGGCAATAACCTGATCCCGCGCATTCAGGAGCTTTTGCCGCGCATTGTGGAGGCGATTACTACGCTGATGGTAACCGTAAGCACGCAGCTTCCGGGCATACTCGGATCCACCCTTCCCTCGCTTATTGAGGGCGCATCAAATCTGGTTACCGGGCTTATGTCCGCGCTCCCGGAAATCCTTACCGTTCTGGGCGATATTGCACCAACAGCAATTGGAATTCTAGTCCCGGCCATAGTCGAGCTTCTGCCGGAAATCATTCAAACCGGTATAGATGTTGTTATCTCTCTGGTACAAGGCATTACGGAGACGCTTCCGGAATTGATCCCGGCGGCAACAGAAGCAATCATCAAAATCGCTGAAACGCTGACCGACCCTGGCAACCTCGGGAATTTGGTAGATGCGGCACTTGAGATCATCCTCGCTCTGGCGGACGGAATCATTGACGCCGTCCCGAGGCTGCTTGAGGTGGCTCCCAAGATTATCACAAATCTCATCACCGCGCTTACTGAAAACTTCCCCAAAATCATAGAATCCGGTGTAAAGCTTGTCATGTCGCTCGTCGACGGCCTGATTAAATCCATTCCGCAGCTTACTGCGGCTGTGCCAAAGCTTATTATCGGGATTGTACAGGGGATTCTTAACAATCTTCCGCAGATCATCATGTCCGGCCCGCAAATCATTATGGCGCTTATTGAGGGGCTTATTAGCGCAATCCCGGATCTTGTCATGTCGATCCCAACGATAATCAAATCGATTGTAGATACCTTCCTGGGCTACGATTGGAGCAGTATTGGCAGCAACATTGTCGACGGAATCAAAAATGGATTTTTGAATATGTGGGACAACCTGAAAAATACAGTTAGCAATATGGTCGATGGCCTTGTCGGTGGAGTCAAAAGCATTCTCGGCATCGCGTCCCCGTCGAAAGTCTTCGCTGGTATCGGCGGCTACATGGCCGAGGGCCTTGGGCAGGGATTCAGCCGCGAAATGACCGGCGTTCGGAAGGATATCGAGGATCAGATGACTTTCGGCACAACGTCCTTCTCCGTATCCGGCGCGGCAAAGTCCTCCGTCGGCGTCGTGAACGGCCTGCTTGCCAACAATCAGCCGAACCCGCTGACACAGGTGAATCTTGTCGTTGACGGCCAAACGCTGGCGCGAGTGCTGTTTGACCCGCTGCGAGGCGAAATTCTGCAAAGGGGTGTGTCACTTGCGTAGAATTAAAATCACGGACGGCACAAACACAGTCACCCTTCTGCGTGATCTCGTGTTCACGATTCAGCCAAAGGATATTGGCGCAACCGCGACAATGGCATCCGGAAAGACCGTCATGGACATTATCGGCGTAAAAAATGAGCTGAAAATCCCGACCGGGTGGCTATCCGTTTCCGATTTGCGGAAGCTCCGCAGCATGATCAACACGAAACACGTGTTGAGCGTGACATACCCGGATGTAGACGGCGACAAAACACGGGATTTTCTGTTCAGTCAGCCGGAATACAAGGCCATTATTTACGATGAGGACGGGGTTTCCCAATGGTGCGGCGTGACCATCACCGCAACGCAGCAAGGGGTGGACTGATGCAAAAGGTATCAAGTGGATTTACACCGTTTTCCACCGTCCGGGATATCGGAATGCTCGTCCGGTTTTACCTCGTCGATCCGTCCGCAAAAAAGAACGGAACGGTTTCAGCATCGGATTCTGCGCCGGGGACCAAAGCAAGCGAGACAATCAGCGAAAACGAAACCATATCCGGGAAGTTTGCCGGGCTGGAGCTGAATCGATGGATGCTGGATGGCACAATTGATATCCCAAATGACGGATTTGAAGGGCAGCAAACAGGTTGGTGGAGCGGGGAAGTTTCGGACGAAAATGCGGAGTTGGATAGTACCATCACCTTCGAGTTCTCCGCGCCAGTGTCGACCGTTGGATGGTCGCTGCTGTTCGATGATAAAATGCAGCAGTATCCGGCCCAGATCGCACTAACCGCATACGGGAGCGATAACGCCGTGATTGCAGCCGTAACAAAAGCGATCACACAGGTTCGGCAGAACATCAGCCTGCCAGCGGCAAATTACACAAGGCTGACGCTTCAGTTCGATAAGACGTACTTGCCGAAAACACGGGCAAGGCTGCGGCAGATCGATTTCGGACTGACGGAAACATATGAAAACGATAGCCTGGCAAATGTACAGATCGTGGAGGAAGCGTCCGTTTCCTGCGATGCTTTCCCGTCGAGGCAGATATCCTTTACGTTCGATAACGCTGATCACAGATACAACATCCTCAATCCAGATGGAATTTTTGCGGTGATTCAGGAGGGGCAAAAGCTTCTGGCAAAGTGCATCGTAAACGGAGAAAACGTCGATGTCGGCGAATTTTTCTTCACGTCGGTAACGGCAACAAATTCCGGCGTAACGGCGCAGCTGGTAGGCAACGATATGGCTGCGGCGCTCGAACGGGCGACATATGAATCAGGGAGCGCTACCGCGTGCGAACTGCAAGCGGCGGTCGCCGCCGTCCTGACCGGCTATGATATCACGGTAATCTATGGCGGCAATGCGGCAGAAAGAACAGTTGTTCCCGCAATTCCAAGAAAAACAACGCGCCGGGAAGCAATCCGGCTGCTGGCGCAGGCGGCCATGTGTTCCGTGTGGTTTGATCGAGCCGGGGATCTGCATATTGCGGAGCTGTCTTCTGGCACTGTGCGCGGGGCCATAACACCGGACGAACTGTATGATTACGACGGCGTGAGCATCGCGGAAGCAGTTGACTGCGTAGAACTGCACATCAAGAGCGATTATTCAGATAGCGTCGACGAAACGATAACAGCCGGGAGCGGAAAAAACATCAAGAGCATCAGCAATCCGTGCGTGGCCCCAGAAAACTATCAACGCGTCGCTGCGTGGCTGCTGGCACAGTATAACCGCCGCAAAATCTACAGCGTAAAAAACCGGTGCAACCCGGCGCTTGAAACCGGCGACACGATCAAAATTTCGGACGCATTCGGACAGAATGAGAGCGCGGTGCAGACGGGCCTCGCACTGACGTTCGACGGGGGCCTTTACGCAATCACAAAAGGAGTGGGTGTATGAGCACAATCATCGTTACGCTCGTCACCGACCGGACGCAGGCGGATGTGGAGCGGGTGCGGGAGCTGGCGGCGAAGGGGTTCGCGGCCATGACGGCAGCCGAGCAGGCGGAATGGCTGGCCGGGATGAAGGGCGCGTACAACGCCGCTGATCTCAATCGCGTGGGAACGGCCATGAACTATCTGGCGGTCCGCCTCAGCTCGATTTGCGGCAGGAGCATTGCATGGACGGCGAAAACCGATTGGGCCGTCACGGACATCCAAACGGCCTCACAGGCGGCGGAATACCGGCGGCAGATACAAGACATTCGCGACGCGCTTGCGTATCCTGCCGGGACGCCGGACGCGCCGCAGCTGGCGCGCCTGACCTACACCGGCGCAAATGATATCGAGCGCATTCTGGTGCTCTGCGAGGACTTAATCGTCAACGTTGCAAAATCTTTTCGCCACACCGGCGCGGCGGAGTGCGCCGCAGGAGGATTACTCACATGAAAGATAGGCAGCCAACACAGGTTTTAGCCAACGGCGCGATCCGCTACGGCGTCTATAACGCCGACGGCACGCTCAACCACTACGAATACCTCAAGCGCGAGGACGCGCCCACCGTCGAGGGAACGCCACTCAACAAGGCAAATCTGCTATCCGATGCAACCGCCGCGAAGATCTGGCCCGGCTCGAAGAAGCCGGACGACCCGACCGTGAATGACGCGCTCGGCAAGCTTTCGGAGGGTACGGCCAAAGTCGGCGACATCGCTATCACCGCCCGCACAGACCTGTCCGACGCATGGCTGCCGTGCGACGGGCGCACTGTATCACAGGAGAAGTATCCAAAACTGTTTTCTGTGCTCAGAAGCTCTGCCGCGCCGCTTCCGTGGGCGTTGAAGTCATCGAATATTCAACCTGGATTTATGTGGTATCTGAATGGGGAATGGGTCGGCCTACACGACAGAAAGTTCTGGACGTCGCCCGATTTGGGGACGTGGACGCAGCAGGCGGATATGCCGCCCGGACTCTCGTTGGTATCGGATGTGCAGTATGCAAACGGCACTTATTACGCTGTTTTTTCCGGAGACTCCACAGAGGCAAACGGAGTGTACACAACGCATAGTCTCGATGCGCCATTTACGCTATATGCAAGCGGCAGCCTGCCTGGAAGCGCTGGACTGAAGATGTTTATTACGCCAAACGTTCTGTATATCTACGTAGTAAGAGGCGAATACGGAGCCTATAACAATTACAAGGGAAGAGAAGTAAGTGCCAGCTACGTAAACCAAACAACAAAGGAAATAGTAAGCATCCCAGATTTTATCAGCGGAATTGTATTTTACGCCGAAGAAAAGGACTGCTTTTACAAGCTGAACTGTAGCACCAGCGGCATACTGGAGACTTCAAAGGCAAAAACCCTGATCAATCCGACCTGGGAGGCAGTCAGCAGCGTAAACATCGAAGAATTAACTCCGTCCTTCAACCAGCCGTCGACGTACACCTATCACGCCCTGATGTCAGCTTACCATTGTGGGGCAAATATAATTGCTTTTTTTGCACTGGTGAACGCTGCTTTCCCTGGTGCGGGAACCACGATGTATAGCGGATATATGGTATACAGGTATTCTGCGGACTACGGTGCAACGTGGGAAAACGGGAAGGTAGTTTCCTACAAAACCGATAGCTACTCGCTCGACAACTATACGAACGGCAAATACGAAAACGGGCTTTTGGTGCTTTCAGAAACCGCAAGCGAATCTGAAAGTGCTGATCGAGAGGAAAAGATCATTGCGATCAGCGCTCCAGCATCCGGCCCGGTATATGGAGACGTACTGGGGAGCAGCGTCGACAGTATTGCACTATCGCCGGACGGGGAGGCGGCATACATATCATCGAATGGGCTGGCGTACTGCGATTATAGCGCGGCGGGAAAAGAAATCCCTACCATCGGGACGGACACAAGAAGCAATGCCTACATCAAGGCGCTGGAGGAATAGCCATGCGGGATAGAATCGGCACAAACGATCTCGCAAACGGGGCCGTCCGCTACGGGGCGTATGACGCGGCGGGAAGTCTGCTGCGTTATGAATGGCTTCGCCCGGAGGACGAGCCGCTGGAAGCCGGGACGCCGCTCACAGCCGGGAACCTGCTGACGGCACAGAGCGCCGCAAAGATCTGGCGAGCGGGCGACGCACCGGCGAACCCGATGGTAAATGAGGCATTCGGGAAGCTGTCGGAGCCGAATTATCACGTCGGCGATATCCTCACGACCGTCCGCGTCCTATCCGCCCCGTGGCACGCCTGCGACGGCTCGACCTTCGACCAGATAGCCTACCCGGCCCTCTACGCAGCCCTCGGCGGCACGACGCTGCCGACGATCAGCTATTCCAGCGATACCACCACCTACATCAAAATGGCGGACGATTAGCCCGGCAAATAAAAGAGAAAGGTACAGAAAAATGGACACCAAAACCATCATCGTCACCCTCGCCTGCGCCGCTCTTGGCTCATCCGCGCTGACGGCGGTAGTCAATGCCATCGTCAGCGCGGTTCAGAAAAAGCGCGGCAAGGCCACAACGCAGGAGGCGCACCTTGCAGAGATCGACAAAAAGCTCGGGAAAATGCAGGAGCATCAGGACGAGCAGTATCTGGCAATCCTCCGGCTGACCATCATGTCGGAAGAAATGCCAATGGCAGAGCGCCTGATCGCCGGGCAGAAATACGTCAAGCTGGGCGGGAACGGCGACGTGAAAAAATTCCTGCACCAGCTGGAGGCGCAATGCGGACATAGCAATGGAGTTTAGCAAGAAATGGCTGATTTGCAGCGCGCTTGTCAGCCTCGCACTCATCATCGCCTGCGCGGCAGGCGCAGACCTGACGGAGATCACGCTTGCGGTGCTGGCTGAAACGACGGCTTCCAGCGGGTTTTATCTCTGGAAGGCCAAGAACGAGAACCGCGCGAAGTACGCGCAGAAGTACATGGATAAATGGGCTGAAAAATACGGCCCGGAAGCGGCAGCACGCATCGCAGAGATCGTGCTGAAAGATTGAAAGGAGCATACATATGGACTACACACAGATCATCTCGGCAGTGATCGCGCTCATCAGCGCGCTCGTTTCGGCGTTTCTGATCCCGTGGCTCAAAACCAAGATCGACGCCAACAAACTGCAAACCATCAAAACATACGTCGAGATCGGCGTCAAGGCGGCGGAGCAGCTCTACGCGGCAACGGACGGCGAGGAAAAGAAAGCCTATGTGATCAATTTTCTGGCCGAACACGGAATCCGGTTCGACGTATCTACAATCGATCAGCTGATCGAGGCCGCCGTGCTGCAGCTGCATCACGAGTTGTACGGGAGTGAGCGGGCATGAGTATCAAGATCGGACAGGCCAGTCTTGGAGAGACAGGCGGCCACGGGCAGCAGCCCGGAAACCAGACCGGGCGGGAGCTGAATATCTCCAACTGGTACAATGGCCGCTGGCTCGGCGTACTGCGCTACAAGAGCCGCAAAAAGGCCGAGCGGGCCGCACAGACGTGCGAGGCGGCCATTAAGAACCGGAACATCGGCTACGACATGGACAACAGGAACACGGCGTATGAGGCAGCCAGAGCCGTCGGGTGGGACGTGAGCAAGATCACAAAGCCCGTGGAGACGGACTGCTCCGCGCTCATGATGCTCTGCGCCGTGGCTGCAGGCTGCGCGTCGGTCGAAGCGCTCTACCGTCGGCAGGGCAACAGCTGCACCACCTACTGTATGCTGCACGATTGGCCCGCAACGGGAGACTTTGAGCTGCTGACCGGCAGCAAGTACCTAACGACAGACGCCAATCTCCTGCGCGGCGACGTACTGGTAAGCTCGGGCCATACCGTGATGGCCCTCGAAGATGGAAAAAATGCAGAGGAGGAAACCGAAATGATAGAAAAGAGCAAAATCATCGTCGACGGAAAGGAAGTCACCGTTGAGCGCATCCTGAAGAACGGCACGAACTACGTCAAGGTGCGCGATCTGGCCGCTGCGCTGGATCTCGAAGTCGGCAACAAGGGCAATATCGCTGTGCTGAATCACAAGGAAAAGTAAGGAGGCGGGGCGTATGTCGCCGCAGGCGCGGGCCAAGCTGCCGCCAGAGCTGGGCAGGCTGACCAGAAAGGATATGGAGGCCGTAATCTATCAGGCCAATCTTGGCCGGGAAAATGAGAAGATCGCGCAGCTCTATTTTGTGGATAAGCTTCCCCAGGTAGACGTTGCAACAGAGCTGTTTCTGGGCCGCGCCACGGTACAGCGCCGCCTGCCGGAGATCATGCGGGAGATGCAGCGGACATCCAGCAAACTGTATAACTGAGATAAGCGCCGAGAAATCGGCGCTTATTTTTAAAAATTTCTGCATTTTCCTCTTGACAATTACACGCATTGCGTGTATAATAAGGCCATAAGATAAAGCAAGGCGATAAGCCGGAAAGAGGTACATCATGGAAACCAAGATCATCAACAACCGTTACGAACTCATTGCTTGCACTGCCATTGCCACCGAGGCTGGTGACACGGAAGAACAGTCCGCGATCCTCTGCCGCGATATGGATGCCTGCCTGGGCGATGCATTCTGCGTGTACTTTGGCTACACGCTGGACGAACTTGCAGACAGCATTGAAGACGCTGACTATCCCGATTTCAGCGACGATACACTCGCCACCGTCCGCATCGACGGTCAGCCCATCAGCGCGTACTGCTTCTGAGATATGGCGAACAAACGAGTAGATCTGGCCGGGAAAACGATAAACTCCATATCCGTTCTGGAGTTTGCCGGGGTGTGCGGCGGCGCAACGCTCTGGAAATGCCGCTGTAACCGTTGCGGGCGCGAATTTACGATTGAAGGATACCGGCTCACGAGCAAAACACGCCCGCGAAAAGATTGCGGATGCTCGCATACTGAAAGGCGTGCAGATTTAACCGGAAAAACATTTGGTGCGCTTGAAGTCCTTCGAGCGGACGGGGTTGGCCCGCACGGAGATCGAATGTATGTGTGCTGCTGCGAATTGTGCGGGCAGGAAAAGGTTTTTCCAGCGTGTACCATCAGATGCAATCCAAAAAGCTGCGGGTGCATGAAACATGATTCAGAGGCCGCGAAAGCGCTGGCGGCTTTGGCCGTAAAAAAGAATGTAGTTGATGGAGTGCAAGTGTACGCTGCTACTCGGAGTGAGCCTAATGCGAATAACGGAAATGGCTACCGATGGGTTCGCGTGCTCCATCGCCAATCTGGAGATTTTATATTTGCGGCTTTCTATGTGCGCGGGAGGCGCTATTACCGCGGCGGGTTCGAATCAACATACTCTGCCCATCTTTGGGCCGAAACTGAGCACGAAAGAGTGCTTCTGGCCGAGGGGATCGAAGATCCCCGCATTGCGGCAAAAAACAATACACAGGAGGAATCCCGATGAAACTTACACCCTTTATCCGCTCCGCCCTCTACGCCGAAACCGGCGCATACACCGACCGCGACGCCTACATCTCCGATATGGTACTGTCCAGCGTCTGGGGCGATGCCGAAGACGCAGATGTTCCGGCAGAGCGGATCGCGCTGCTCGGCGGGATCTGGGACGGCGCGCACTGCACGATCCCGGCGCTGATCAAGATGTACGGCCTGACGCAGACCGGATTTGCGCAGTATTTTGGAATCCCGCTGCGCACCGTGCAGGACTGGTGCGGAGGGCGGCGGGGATGCCCGCCGTATGTGGCCGCAATGGCCGCTGAAATCTTAGCCATGAACGATCGATAATGAAAACTAAGCCCGTGGACTTCTCTGCGGGCTTGAATTTTGAACCAAATTGATACACAACTGAGGCACAAGAAGCAGTAAAAAAGCCCATACTGGACACATCAAAGGAGTGTTCGGTATGGGCTTTTCTTATTTTAATCCAAACCCCGCCGGGCTGAAAGTCGGGGACTGCACCGTCCGGGCCATCGCAAAGGCGACCGGGAAGAGCTGGGACGAGGTGTATATCGGATTGTGCCTGCAAGGACTCATCATGGGAGATCTGCCGAGCGCAAACAGCGTATGGAGCGCTTACCTCCGGCAGCAGGGCTTTACCCGGAACGTAATCCCGAACACGTGCCCGGACTGCTATACCGTCGCGGATTTCTGCGCAGATCATCCGCGCGGCGTGTATGTGTTGGCGTTATCAAGCCACGTTGTGTGCGTGGAGGATGGGACGTATTTTGATACATGGGATTCTGGGAGTGAAATCCCACTGTTTTATTGGGCAAAGGAGGAAGCATGATGTTTGGACAGCAGCCGTATGTGTATCAGCAGCCGATTTATAATCAGCCAATCGGCCAACCAATTAGTCAGCCAATTCAGGAGCCAATGATGCGTCCGCAGTATCAGCCCGCGCCGCAGATGCCGGCTTATCAGCCGCAGCCACAGCAGCCGCAGAATCAGTCGATCATCTGGATCCCAAACGAGCAGGCGGCAAACGACTTTATTGTTGCACCCAACAACGCCGTAACGCTTTGGGATATGAACGCGCCGGTCGTGTATGTGAAAAAGGCCGATGCAAGCGGCAAGCCGACCATGACGACCTACGACCTTGTAGAGCGTGCGCAGGCCGCGCCAGCGCCCGCAGCGCCGCGAAAAGACATGAGCAAAGAATATGTGACCCGCAGGGAGTTTGAGGAGCTTGTGGCGAAGCTGTCCGCCCCAAGCGTCAGACCGCGAAAGATGAAGGAGGCGGATAATGAACCCACTGTTTAACGCCCTCGGCGGCGGACAGCTGCCCGGCCCGATGGGGCAGTTCCAAAACATGATACAGCAGTTCCGGCAATTCCAGAACAGCTTTCAGGGGGATCCAAAAGCAGAGGTCGAAAAGCTGGTACGAAGCGGGAAAATCTCGCAGCAGCAGTTGAACCAGCTGCAGCAGGTGGCGGGGCAATTCCGGCAACTGCTGCAATAGTTCGGGAATTCCGAACAGTTGAACGATCAAAATCGTGGCCACGATTGAGATAAATCTTTTGAATCTACGAAAGGAATGAAAAATATGAGTTTGAATGACGGCTCCCCGACCATGACAATGCCCGTCGCGCCTACCGGCATGACAGGTGGCGGCTGGGGCGGCTTCGGCGGTGATAATGGCTGGTGGATCATCATCCTGTTCCTTGCCATTTTCTGCGGCTGGGGCGGCAATGGAAACGGATTCGGCAACAACGGCAGAAATTCCGGCGGCGTTGTAGACGGCTATGTGCTGGCCTCTGACTTCTCCAACATCGAGCGCAAGCTTGACAGCGTAAACAACGGTGTCTGTGATGGCTTCTACGCCATGAACACTGGCATGCTCAACGGCTTCGCGAATGTAACGCAGGCCGTGACCAGCGGCTTCTCGCAGGCTGAGCTTTCCCGCTGCAACCAGCAGGCCGCGCTTATGCAGCAGTTGTTCCAGATGCAGATGCAGTCGCAGAATTGCTGCTGCGAAAACCGTGCGGCAATTGCTCAGGTTCGCTACGACATGGCGACGCAGGCGTGCGACACCCGCAACACCGTGCAGAACACCACGCGCGACATCATCGACGCGATGAACTGCGGCTTCCGCAGCATCGACCAGCGTCTGACGGCGCAGGAGCTGGCTGCAAAGGATGCCAAGATCGCCGAGCAGGCGCAGCAGCTCTTCGTTTCGAACCTCGCGGCAAGCCAGAACGCACAGACGCTCGATCTGCGTAACTACGTGAGCGGGCAGCTTGCATATTATAACCCGCGTCCGGTTCCGTCCTTCGCGGTCCCGGCCCCGTACCAGTACGCAGGATGCAACGGCTATAACGGCGGATACAACTACGGCTGCGGCAACTGCGCGTAACAACTCTACATCGTAGAGCTTTTTCGTGGCCTCACGAAAATGGTCGGCCCCATTGCCGATACTCGACAGCAACGCGGCGGGGCAATCGTCCCGCCGCTGTATTTTTATGAAAGGAATGATTTTATGGCTGAATTTACATCATCCGGGATTCAAACTGTCGCCGCTGGGCAGAACGTCCCGCTGATCTCCACGGCGGCTTGCGGAAAGCCGTGCATCGTACATCGCGAAGGAAGCGGGCTCGTTACGCTGCGCGGGCTTACGCAGCAATGCAAGGCAAAGTTCCGCGTATCCTTTGGCGCGAATATCGCCGTCCCTACAGGCGGAACAGCAGGTGCCATTACCGCTGCGCTTGCAATCAACGGCGAACCTCTGAGCAGCGCCACAGCGGCCGTAACCCCTGCGGCTGTTGAGAACTATTTCAACATCTTCGTTTCCACATTCGTGGAAGTCCCGCGCGGCTGCTGCCTGACTGTAGCGGCGAAGAACACCAGCGCGCAGGCGATCAGTTTCGCAAATAGCAATATGATCGTCGAGCGCGTATCGTGAAAGGAGGATGCAATATGTACGATTTGAGAAACCTGCGTGAAATGCTCTGCAAAGAGCTTGACGAAATCGCCGACAAGCGTGAAATGTCTGCGGGCGATCTGGACGCGATCCAGAAGCTGACGAGTTCCATCAAGAATACCTACAAGATCGAGATGGCTGAAGACGGCGGCTATTCCCGCGACGGCGAGTGGGAGGCGGATATGCGCGGTACTTACGGCCGGGGCAGCTCTTACCGTGGCCGCCGCCGTGACGCAATGGGCCGCTATACCCGCGCTGATGCCCGCGAGCATATGCGCGCGCAGCTGGACGATATGATGCGCGACGCGGACGACGATAAAACCCGCGACGCGATCCGCCGCTGCATGGAGCAGATCGAGCGGGCATAAGGAGGCGCGATATGCTGGATAAAGCCGAGATCCGCAAGGAGATAGCGCGGCTGGAATATGAGGAATCCAGCTATCACAATTACGCCATGCTGGCGGATCTGTACGTGATCCGCCAGCAGATGCAGAAGGATGAGCAGGGGAGCCGGGGCACACGCTTGCACGCCTATTCCGGCGACTCTGCCCCCATAGTGCAGACGGAAGCCCCGCAGGCATCGGCCCCGCAGACAGTAGGCAGCTATGGAGACAGCGACTTTTTACGAGCCATAGAGGGAAAGAAACCGTCCACCGTTTGGCCGATCATGGACGAGCTGATGGACACGCTTGCGGTCGTCAACGCGAGAGTGTACAATTCTGTTATGCAAAAAATAAAAAGGGGAGAGAGCCGCTAATCCGCCGAGGGCAAACAAAACAAAAACGAGGAGGCCGCGGCCTCCTCGTTTGCAATTCAAGGGCTGTTGCATGAAATAGAATCCTTGTTTTCGCGCCGGATAATGCGGACGATCGCGATGCCGCCAAAGATCACTGCCGCTGCAATCAGGGCGATAAAGGCCCACGCGAGCGCGGACAGCGAGCCGCCCTGAATGAGTCCGGCGTTTTTGATCTGTGCGTCGATGACAAGGTAAGCGATCAGAGACATAGCCAGCAGGGCCGAGATAAACAGAAGAATGTAGGCGATTGAGTGAACAGAGCATATCTGTGCCCGCAGAGCTTCGTTTGAGGCACGCAGCCTCGCGTTCTCGATCTCCAAATCGCGATTACGGTCTAAAAGTTTCCGCGGGATCTCCGCCGCGGGGGCGGGTGCACGCAGACCGTACATCTCATCTATGGAAAGGCCAAAGAAACGGCAGAGAGCAATGCAATCGTTCAGTTTCAATTCGACTTTGCCGCTTGAAAGCAGCTTTATCACAGCCGTTTTTGAAACGCCAGCATTTTCGACGACCTGATCGATGGTCAACCCGGACTTTTTCTTTTCTTCCCGTATTCGTTCGCGGAAAGCCTCGGAAAACAAAGCGGAATCTTCAATTGTCAAAATAATGCGCCTCCAACAATCATTTTTTCGTCAGCAGAAAAGATTTTTTAAAATAGAGCCCGTTTTCCACGTTTTTTTCAAAAATGAAAATATATTTTCGTGGGAATTCTCAAAAATGAAGAACAGTTTTAGCGAAAATTTCCAAAATGGACATACACTTTTCTATTTTGTGTATGGACATTTAACGCCCTGTTCTGCTACGCTGGAGACGTAGCAGATAGATGGCTAACGCGGTATCTGCTGCAAGGCCCCATCGTATGTGTAAGATACGATGGGGCCGATCAAACGAAATATTATATCAGAATATCAGTCCCATAAACGGTACACCAACGGCCTTCTGAGCGAAGAAAATAACACAAACAGTTTGTTTATAATGCCAAGTTGATTTTTAGAACAATCGTTCTATAATTGTTGACAAGGAGGAAAAACATGGAGTGCATCAACATCCGGGTAAACAATGGGCGGGTAGACGTGACGGTCGACGGCGCGAAGCTGACGGACGTGCACAGCGTCAGCGTGGATTACATCAAGGGCGTGCCGCTACTCTTCGCCTGCGTCGCCGACGTAGGCGAGGAACGGGACGAACGCCGGGGGCCGCGTGTGCTGAATTAAGAAAGGATGGAATATCTATGTGGTTAAAAATTGCTGAAATTGCGTTGCTTGCTGCACTTGCCGCAGATCTCTTATTGCTTCTGATACTGTGCGCAAAGGAGAAAGCGGCGGAAAAAGAAATAAAAGAAATGCTTGGGGAAGAGGGATTCCAACAGTATATCTTGGAGATCGAGCAGGAAAAGAAAATTAAAAGAAAGAAAAAACGCCCGTAAGATACTAGGAAACGGCGATCAATGGAATCTATTACATATCATAGTACAACCTACAGGAAATAACAACTGGAATAATCAACGAAAAACAGCAAGATATTTTGTGAGGAATCGAGGCGCGTATGGAAAAGACACGGAAAAGAATCGACTTATTACTAAACGAAGCAACACTGGAACAGCTCTGCGTGATCCTGCAAATTATTCTGGGAATCTTAAAATAAGCGCCGAAGCGAGTTGTTCGCTTCGGCGCTTGTTGGTATCTACAATTACGTGGGCTACATTCATGCGGCCCACGTAATTGTAGACCTGAAAGGGAAGGCGGCAAATCAATCAGT